CTCTCGGCCAGTCTGGCCTTAATCCATGCTACCATCTTATTTTCCTCGTTTGGTTATGAAAAATCCCATAATCAATTTGATAATTACCTGGTAAGGAATATACATCCATTTAGAGAATTTGTATCCCCTCTTTTCCATATATTTCTTTTCAACCCATTTCTTTTGGATATTATCAATATACTGTCCTTTGTATTTAAGTACAGCATGTCCTACTCCGTCTACTTTACAGAAACAAATTTTTGATTCTCTAATTAGTAAACTAAGTAAAAGTTTGTTGACACTTCTATCTTTTAAATTATATAAAAGTGTTAATGAATAGTCTTCACAATCACCATGATATGGTTCTTGTTTCATTATATACCAAGCGTCTCTAGCATCGAATTGCTGAAAGTCTTTCTTGTATACAAATTTCTTGTTTAATTCTGTTAATTCCATTAGTCTTCCTTTGGTTTGAACTTAGTTGTAAGTACCCATTTTCTGTTGGGATTTACAACTACATTCAATGTAGTCATTAAGTCTCTGTCAAGTAGTATCTCAGTTCCCATTCTACTCCGATCATCTAATCCGAATACTATATCTTTATAATCACTGCCTCCAAAATTACAGTCTAATTTAACAATATATCTTTCATCTTCTCCACCACCTGTTATAGAAGTATATGATCCCTGTAATCTTGTTGAAATTCTTTTACCATTTAATGTAAAACTAATTTTCTTACCTAATACTTTGATATCCTCTGCATGTAAAACATTATGTACTGAATTACCTGTATCAAACTTAGCTACTAGAGGTCCGAAAGGTTTAACATCTAACATTTCATAATATCCGCATTGTGTCGGTACAGAATATCTATTATCTGGATCAGCATAATACTCAATAACTAATTTTACTATATTCATTCCACTTGCTTTTTCAATTCCGTCTGTTCCCGGTGAATGATTGACCTCTAAAATATAGGGTGGTTCTTTTTCTCTATTTTCTGAAGGTATGAAATCAACGGCTACCCATGCACCATCTACGGCTTTAGCTGCTAATAAACTTTGTTCAATTTCTAATTCTGTTAAATTGAATTCTTTAACTTCTGCACCTTGAGATACATTTGAACGGAAATCTCCTTTAACTACACCCCTTTCCATTGATGCTAATACTTTACCGCCGAGTACTATCACGCGGACATCATATTCTGTTTTCTTAAATTCTTGAATTAATAAATCTGTGTCTTCATCTTGAGCAAAAAGTAATTGAACTAAAGAAGTTAATGAGCGTTCTGATTCAACAAATAATACACCAATACCTTTTGATCCTTCTAATGTTTTCATTATAATCGGAAATTCAGTATCTAATGTTTTTACTGCTTCTTCAACACCATCTTTATTTGGTATAAGAACTGTTTTTGGTTGTGTCAACCCAAAATCCATCAATTTCAAATAAGTTCTATATTTGTCAGAAGTCAATTCAACAGTTTCCCTAGTGTTGACCATACATATTCCAATTTTTTCTAATTGAGAAAGTATATCTAACCAACTCTTTTTTAATCTAACTGAACCACGAACAAACGCTACTGTATCACTAGCACTTATTTCGAATCCCTTGTCATCACCTACGTTATGAACATAATAAGCACCATCTTCAAATCTTATATAAGCACTTTCTACTTTTACAATATAGACTTTATGACCTGCAGCCTTTCCTTCTTCAGCAAACCGTTCCGCTGTATGAAACATTTTACTGTCTTTCGGCTCAGACGAGATTACTAAAATCTTATATTTCTTCTCTTGTTTTGCTTCTTTTAAAAAAGATTCAAATTGTTTAATCGTTTTTTTCATCTATTTTTCTTTCTAACTCTTTTATCATTTTTTTAAAGGCTTTTTCTCGATCTGGGTGAGCTAATGATTCAAGCTTGTTAATTCTTTTCATCATCAAAGGATAATCAGCCTCAAATTTGGATTGTTTTTTTATCAATTCAATATCGTATTTAGTTGATACATATTCCATGAATTGATCTATGCGGGATTGAAACCAGATACCTATAGTTGTACTCTGATACCATTTGTAAAATTGACTACCAAGTACAGCTGAGAGAATACTCTTTATTAAAAACCACCACATAATAGTATTTAGTTAGTTAAAAGGTATCGTTTTCTAGATGCATGATATAATCATCTATATTATGATCAGCTACTAGATCAAATCTGCCCTTAACTATTGATGAGAGTAAACTCCAACCTTTGTCTCGAATTCTTTCTGAACTCCAACGACCAAGATTACTTACTTCACCTGTTGATTTTATATAATTACATTGACCAGTATGTCTCCATCGAAATACTGTTGGTATACATGGTACTACGTCATTGTTGTTTACGAATCTTTGATGCTTTAAGTGTTTATTACACCATGCGCTGAATCTAGGACCTCCAGCTCGAGGAGAACCAAAAGTAAATAATGTATCAACATCAAATCCACCTGTATGTTCTAATCTCTGTGCTAGGATAGTGGCCATTGCGCCACCTAATGAATGTCCGCATACCCAAATCTTTTTAGAATCGTGGTGTTGTTCTACTAGAGCTAAAACAGAATCATAGACTTTATCTACTTCTTCTTTGAACCCTTGATGAACTTTATAGCCTGTTACTGAATCGGCTTTGAATATTTCTAAGTCAGCATAGAGATCATTCAACTCTGATGGTTGTGTACCTCTGGCTGCTATAACAATATCCGTTTTACTATTGAAGAAGTATACTTGAGCTCCTTCAATATCTATTAATTTTGTTTTTGTGAATCCGTTTGATCTGGCGAAATTACGAGTTTCCGCTATCGGTTTATAAGCCATCTTCGCGAACTTCGCGAATAATACTCTTTTCTGTTTTGTGTGTAGTAAATCTACTTTACTCATTTAGTTGTCCCAATGTTGTACTTAGCGACTAAAGACCATTCACTTTTTTCTTTGTGTGGTAGTACTTTAATCTGACTCATTGGGGCTAAAGGGGTTGATGCTTGATCTGGGATTAGTATTTTCAATAATCCCCATTCTTCTAATAATTTGGCTATAGCATTTCTTCGTGCTAAATCGTTTTCACTTATAGTGGATTCCTTTCCATCTAACGCAAACAATTCTTTAAAATGAACTAGATAATACTTACCTCGTTTATGTAGAATGTGACATGATTGATATAATGTCTTGTCTTTTCTTGACGCTACTCCGATTCTAGTTAATGTCTCTCTTATCTTTAGAAAATCATCATTTTCTGTAAAAGATATTTCTAACATATTCTCTATATCATAACTCACTTTTTCCACCTTTGTTCATTCGTTTCTTGAGAGTTTCGATTCCAGATTTAGTTAGTATACTTAAATACTCCTCTGCTTTCCCTCTAGATACTGAATAATAATCCATAACGATTTTCAAATCGTCAATTAGTTGGGGTTTACTCCATTTGGCAAACCTCTTTCTCTTTCTAATTGTATTTAGTAAATAATGGTATTGTAACTTATGAGAAATATCGAATCTACGATTCATTTCATTCGCGTAAAGTATACAATCTTGGTGGTAGGATAATGATCTATTAACTAGAAAAGGAGCGTACTCCTTCTCATTAAGATCATTCATAATGTCTTGTTTAGTATAGGTTATTGAATTGGAAAACTCAAATGGATTCATCTAATGTCTCCCATGGAAAAACAATCCAGGAGCCATCATGTTCTTGACTATAAACAATCTCTTTAGCGTTTACTTTTCCGAACAAACAATACCCAAAAACTAATGGATAAGCTGAAGGTTTCTTTCTAGCCATTTTTACAAACTCTATTACAGTATTCATTGTATGACCTGTATCATAGATATCGTCAACAATTAATATTTTGGCTCCATTATGATAGGGCCCTTTGTGTTCCATTTCTGTCGCGTCATGTATCCAGTAAGGTTTCTTATCTTTTCCGTCTCTCGTTTGAAATCCTACAATGGATAATGGTACCTTTTTCACATTTGATATGTGAGCTCCCATTCCTAGGCTGCCTCTATAAATAGCTACAACATGATCAAACTTTAACCATTCGATACTTTTCATATCTTTATTATAATCTTTCCAACTATAATAAACTTTATTGTCTTTTAATTCTTTCATCATACATCTAATTGGGTTGGCCAATACTCAGGAACCTTTTGAGGCGCTCTTTGTCTTGGTAACCAATTTCTCATAAATTCGTCATAATTTGTAATTGTCGATAATCCTGTTACATCATGTGGATTTTCTTGTCTTCTATGAATCTCGTCCATAAAATGTTGAACAGTATTCGTAACCCAATACCATACTAATAATCTGTAAGCGTCTTCTCCGCCAGGTCGAATAAACTTACGCTCTTTGTCTTTATTAAAAACAGACCATTTAGTCGCTTCATCAATAATAAACTGTGAATTACAAACTCCGTACTCAGCGAAAGCTTCTGTATGATCATTTAAAATATCATCTATTACAGGTTTCAAATCGTTCTGTACAATATCTGATAATAGTTTCTGAGTTCTAAACGGAGCTTCTAGTGTTATTTGTTTGTAATTCTTGTCTCTGTATCTTGAAAAGAACCAAGAAGAAGCATGAGAACTAGAATCATAAGATAGGTTGTCTATGAAATCAAAGTACCCAGGAGACACTATGAACGGCATGAGAGCATTTGGATTGCCTACGCCTAGTAAATGTATGTTCTTTCTCAATGAATCTGGCACTTGATACTCTCTTGCTGAGTATATCATTTCCATTCTATGAGCGAAGTGATTACCATTACATTGTGATCCCAAACATATACCTGTACACATTTGTTCTATTTCTTCATCATCTAACCCGGCACATATTACTTCAATATATTTTCTCCAGGAATCGACATCTTGACCTTGAGAAATCAACATTACTTTAGTTGATGAACCCATTTCTTTAAATACTTCTATCTGTCTTTTAACATTATCTCTAGTCGCTTCAGCTGTTTTCACAACATCATCACGAACAAATCGTCTACCTGTTAGAGCAGCTTTCATTGAATTACCACCTGTCATACTAAGATCATATTCAATCGGAATCTCATCAAAGATCATAGCTACATCTGAATGTTCACCTTGATGTTTATAGATCGCGTCTCTGACTTCTGGTGTATTTTTCTTCGGAGTTCTAGCTAACTGTAGTCCACCACTATCTGCAAAGATTCTATGCCATGACTGACCCATTGTTTCTTTCATAGTTATACCATGCCTTCTCTCTGTGAGAGCGTTATGAAGAATAGACATATTCTGATCTTCATACTTGGTATCCATATCTTGAATCTTTTTATTCATATGGTGAATATACGGAGCCGCTACTTTGGGATTATAATAGAGATCATCTATTCCCATAGTCAGTCCTGATATTACATATTCAAAATTCATTATCTTCCCGCCAGTTGCATGAACTCGTTTCTGAGTCTTGGATCGTCAAAGAAAGCTCCACCTAATTTAGATGTAGTCATTCCCGAATTCTGATCTCCTATCCCTCTCGATTTAACACATAAATGTTCTGCTGATATTAGTACAGCTATATCTGATGTACCTAATACATACTCTAGAGCTCTAAATATTTGTTCGTTTAATCTCTCTTGAACTTGTGGTCTTCGTGCGAAGAAATTAACAACTCTGTTTAACTTCGAAAGACCGATCACTTTACCATTCGGAATATAAGCTACTTGAGCCATTCCATTAAAATTCACAAAATGATGTTCACACAATGAATGAAAAGTAATATCTTTCTGTATCACCATTGAGTCATATTTCATTTTATTTTCAAAGACTGAAATCTTTGGAAATCTGTTATACGATAAGCCATAACATAATTCTTTAACAAACATCTTAGCTACTCTATCGGCTGTACCGCCGATTGAATCGTCTTTACGATCTAACCCCAATACATCAATAACAATTTCCATGTTGTCTCTAATTAAGTCAATCTTCTCTGTCTCGTTTAATCTACTTTCTACTATAGGAGTTTCGACTCCTTTCTGTATTAAGTATTCTTGAACCTCGAGTCCAAGTTTTTTATCTGTTTTCATAATTTATATTTATCCAATTCAAAATACCTTGGACTTTTATCCAAAGCTTGTATTATATCTGAGTCTTCTCGGCCTCTATAACCACCGTTATGTATAGCTAATAAGACTTCATCTAACCATGGAGAATCCCACGGATTTTCTGTCCAATACCCTTTAGTATTAAGACCATTGTTTTCCATTGAAACCCATTTTCTAAAACAAGCTTTACATTGTCCACAATGTTGTTCGTTACCCTCATAACAAGAGTAAGAATTATATAAGTATATAGGATTACCTTTTCGATCAAGATATTCCTCTACTAAATCAGTTTTAGTTCTATCTTTAAACGGAGAACTAATACTAAATTTCCTTTCTTCTGTCCAGTGCTGATCTTGCCACATATGGTTCAACAAGTCTTCCATTCTAGTATAGAATTTTTCATCTTTATCAAACGATCTATCACCATGTACAGAACCTAACCAAATTGTTTCTCCGAAATGAGAAGCTAGTAAAGTAAGATGAGCGTTTCTATTTGGAATGATTGCATCATCACGCTCGAACATACCTAGATTCATTACTTCATCAAGATTAACTAATTTCTCTGAATCAATTCCTATTGAATCGAAAGTGGCTCTTTCAGTTTTATCATAATTAGAATTCATACTAATGTTTAATAGTATATCAGGTTTCATTATATAATTAATTATAAGACTGTCTTGTCCACCACTAAAGAGTAATACAGATTTACCTTTGACTTTCTCTCTACCTTTTGTAATCATTTCTGCCATATCAAGTTCCTATCTGATTTCCGAAAATATAACAATGTACTCTAGCGGCTACATTATATCCTCGTTCCATTGTCTCTATTGTTATTTCTTTAGCTATCTCATCTTGAGATTCTTCTGTAGCTCCTACAGGCATGATCCATATCGGATACATGACTCCAGCGTCTCTGAATTTAATAATTGATTCTTCTATCTCATTCCAAGAAGCATCACTACCATTACAGACAAACTTTAATTGTCCCATTGGATCCTTAGACCCTTGATACTGATTAAACTGACCACAAGCGTCTTGATATCCTTTTACTATCTCAGGTTTAACAGCGTCTTTCTCACCACTTGTATTAAACATCTTTGGACTGACTGAGAAAAAGTATTCAACATCTTGCATCACACTATCACCTGTAATCTCATTTCTCATAACTTCTTCAATCGGTCTTGTTCCGTTTGTTTCAAAAGTAATGTTCGTAATATTACCCTGATGCTTATATTCGTTATTAATTTTATATAAGTCTTTAATCTCTTTTATTATCTTTACGATATTCTTCTGAGCGGCTTTCATCATCGGCTCACCACCTGTAAAAGCTATATGTGTTTTATTATCATACATCATATCATATAACTCTTTAGCTACTTCTTCTGGTGTACCTCGTTTCTGTATCTTTGAGAATTTCTTACTCCATGAATAAGATGAATCACAACCATATTTCCATACAGGTAAGTCCTCAACATTCTTGATATTAATTAAATCAAAGTCTTTATAAGGTAATACATAAGAATCAGGATTTGTTGGATCATCTTGTCCGAATCCATTACATTCAAGATTACAACCAAACATTCTCAACCATACAGTTGGAACACCTGTGTAATGTCCTTCTCCCTGTATACTTTTAAAAATTTCCGAATAAAGCACTATTAGCTCCATGTTCAAAACATTCTACTGATACAAGATCAACTCTACCAGCTGTTTGTTCGCTTACTTCTCTATGTACATAAGAATAGACATACTCAGCGAAAGCTTCACAACCCACAACAGGTAGTTCTCTTACTTCTGCTATTCCATCTAAATTATATAAATCTACTTTTCTAGGATCATCAGAGGCAATCATTAAAATATGATCAAAATTATCTTCTAAGAATTCTTTTACGAATCCCATATCTCCAAAATCGTATACCCAATTCTTATCGTCTAATGTCTCAGCTTCAAACGTGAATCTAAACCCTAAACTATATCCATGTATTAATCTACAATGAGACTCTGCTCTCCATTGTCTAAAGGCACATGATAAACCTCGTTCATTTCCATATGTTTTTATTACTCTATACGTCATTTAAACTTACACTCCATCATTAACTCAGTCATACATGCTACCATGTTGACTTCTTGATCTGATACAAACGCTGACTTATATGTATAGTCACTCAATACAATGATTGCTTGTGGAACACTACTGTTATCTAATCTTGTAAAGAAACTATCATACAGTTTTCTGTATATCGCTTGTGGATCATTATGGATATTTAGCGCTACCCATTTTCTCATTTTTGAGAATTCTTTATCTCTAACATATCCGATCACTTCATTAAGTGAATCATCATCTAAGTTCGCTAACACTCCACTATCAATTTTACCTGATACTGCGTACTTCTGTAATTCGTTCAATACTCTACGGAAATCCGGAAAGAATTTACTAATGAGTTCAACTACAACTTTATCATTATGTTCAACATTTTCATCACGAAGAATCCGTAGAATCCTCTGAAAGATTTGTTGAGCTATCATTGGTTTGTGTTGTGACTCAATAACAAAATCTATAACACTACATCTTGAATGTAATGGTGATATAATTCTGTTCTTGTAATTACAAGTAAATATGAATCTACAGTTCTTTGAGAATTCTTCTATGAATCCTCTGAGAGCTGGTTGTGTTGATTGGGGATTTAGATAATCAGCTTCATCTAGAATGACAATCTTTGGACCACCACTCAATGAAACTGTTGACGCGAACTGTTTGATTTTTGTTCTAAGTGTATCAATGTTTCTTTCTTCTGAACCATTGATCAATACAAAGTCAGCGCCGAGTTCATTACATAACGCCCTAGCTACTGTAGTTTTACCTACACCCGCTGTACCACATAATAGTAAATTGGGGATTTCTTGTCGAACTACGAAATCGTTAAATATCTTTTTTGTAGTGTCAGGAAGAATGCAATCAGATATATTTCTAGGTCTGTATTTCTCAACCCATAAAAATTCTTCTTTCATCATTAAGCTTCATTGTAGTTTGAATCTGGTTCAAGTGCTATAAAATACTCAACTGCTTGATTTCTATTAGCGAAATGTCCGATTCCTTTTGATGATACATAGACTGTATAGTCTCCACTTAGAACTTTGATATTCTCCATTCTTAAAAACATTTCATAAGTTGAACCGTTGCCTTGGGCTACTGTTCTACTGTAGACATTAGAAGTCGCGTTCTTTTTGTCTTTGACTGTTAAGTTTACTGTTGTTCCATCACTTGAAAGTACCATATCTGGTAAAGACAATACAGAAGAAGCTTTTAACAAACTACTTAGTACATCTTCATCTAGATCGAAGGTAATCTCCGGATCAGGCATTACAATATCTTTCTGAGGTGATATTACCATTTGAGGATCAGCGTAATAGTAAGTGACTGAGTTGTCACCTTCTGTTACATTTACTGATTCACCGTTGAACTCGAAGTTTGGTGTATCAAACAATGATACTGCTCCGAGATATTCCGATAGATCATAAATTGAATGTTCAGTTTCAAAGGTTTCGTCTACGACTGCCTTTGCGAAGATATTCTTCATAGCTGATACAGTTGTTAATTCATTACCGGATTTGACTGTAATCCCGGAATTGATTGTTGAAAAATTATTCAACAGGTTTAGTGTGTTACTACTTAATTTCATTTTGATTCACTTTCTCCATTATTTAAATCATGCACATGAAGTGCTATTATACCATAATGTAATACCTTCATAAGGTCTTTACGATTATAGCCATTTTTTTTACCGTATCGTTGAGCATATTTGAGAATGTTTCCTATACAGAATCCTTCTCCATGTCCACCGTCTACTATAAATTCGGTCGCTTGAAATTTATTTTTAGAATAGTGTTGTGTGTATGTTGAATCGATATAGTCTTTCAACTCTTGAGTCAACTCACCTTCACTAAACTTATAATTTATCTTTTTCAAACTCATACATCTATTATAACAGCTTTTGCTGTCTTGTCAAGTTTCTTTAATATCTGATTCAAACGCGTCGCGGTAATCCATGCCACCTTCATCTTCCATTCTTTTAG